ACTTTCACAATCGGGATCTAATATGGAACAAGCCTTTGCCTTATTAATTATACCAGATTCTTCTTTATTTTGCGCTTCAGACACTGTAGACTTTTCTAGCCTTGTAGCGGCCTTACTCCTTAAGTAATAAGTGGTTTTCAAACATTCTTCCCAAGCTAACATATACATGTCATTTAAGTACTTAAGACTTTCATGTTTATTATATAGATTCAGTGATTGACCCATATCTATCCATCTCTGACGTGCTCCGGCAGCTTTTATTAAAGTCTCATAGCTCACATCAAATGCATTTTTAAACTCTTCTTTGAGGTCATCTGAAAGGCCTACAAGCGCAGTAACATCTCCATCAACACTCTTCAAGGCATCAATCAATTCCTGCGACCAAATACCTTTCTTCTTGGCAAGTGCTACAAAATGCTCATTGACCATTGTAAACTCACCACTTAAAGTCGAGTACACATAAAGCGCTGAGTAGTCTGGTTCTATAGACTGTGAACAACCTTGAATGTATGAGATTGTGGCTGTAGGTGCAATAGCCATCACATTGCTATTTCTCATACCATATTCAGATACTAGATCTCTTACTGACTTCCATTCTTCTAATGTCTCATAAAGAGTATAATCCTCTAGTACACAAGGCGTTTTAACTCTTGTATTTTTTAGTTCACAATAAGTATCTATAGGAAAGTTTCCCTTACTCCATTCTGAGCCACCAAAACTAGGATAACTACCCTTTTCTTTAGCTAACAAGGCCGATGTCTTAATCGCGTGCAAGGAAATAAACTCTTGGATCTTACCACATAGATCAATAGCTTCTTGGGTATCATAGTTAATATTGAGCTTATGCAACACGTCGTGAGTACCCATAACTCCAAGACCAACAGGTCTATTTTTTAAGTTCGAATTTTTAGCTTCTTGAGTAGGATAAAAGTTTAAATCAATTACATTATCAAGTCCACGAACAGCCACTTCTACTGTCTTCTGTAATTTTTTCCAGTCAATTGTTCTAATCTTAACATGATTTGATAGATTAATACTTGCAAGGTTACATACTGCAGTTTCCCCAACTTCTACAAGTTCTCCTTCATTATAAACACTTGGTTTTGTATGTAACAAAATCTCTGTGCAAAGATTTGATGAATGAACAACTCCTGCGTGTTTATTGCTGTATCTTATATTAGAAGGGTCTTTGAATGTGATCCAAGGATGTCCAGTTTCAAATAACGCCTTTAGGCATTTTTTCCATAGGTCTTTAGCTGGAATCTTAGCAAAGTTTTCAAGCTCACCATTCTCTGCCATTTCTGAATATTCTGCATATGCTTTACTGAACTCTTCTCCATATAGGTCGTGTAGATCAGGACATTCATGCGGATCAAATAGATACCAATCTTTCTCTTCTTTTACTGAGTTCATAAACTCATCGCAGATCCATAAGGCTGTATTCATATCATGACAACGACGACGGTCATCACCAGTATTCTTTCGCAATTCTAGAAAATCTTCTACATCTAAATGCCAAACTTCAAGATACGCACATCCAGCACCTTTTCTTTTACCTCCTTGATTGACAGCAACTAAGGTGTCATTGAATATTTTAAGCCAAGGAATTAGTCCCGAAGAGTTACCATTCGTTCCTTGAATGTAAGATCCCGTACCCCTAATGTAAGACCAATCAATTCCCAAGCCACCAGCATACTTTGATAGTCTTGCTTGACCATGAATAGTTCCAAATATACCATCAATAGAATCATGAACAGTACTTAAATAACATGATGAAAGTTGAGACCTCTTCGTTCCACTATTAAAAAGCGTTGGAGTAGATGGAGAATATCTAAACTCAGACATCATATTGTATATCTCAATAGCTTTTTCTTCTTTGTTTTCTTCATTGAGACAAAGACCCATCGCAACACGCATATAGAAAGACTGAGGCGTTTCCATACGACGCCCCTTCAGGTGGATAAAATAACGATCATAAAGAGTTTGAATGCCCAGATATTTAAACAGATCATCTCTTTGTGGGGTAATTGCTTCTGCTAGTACTTCAAGATCATAAGATAGGAGATCTTTACTGAGTCGCTCTTGCTTGACTAATTTTTTTACATTTCCAATAAAGTGCTTTTTATATTTATCTTCAAAATCATCTGTGACAAACCCTTCTCCAAAAACTTCTTTATAGAGATTATGTAAAAGTAACCTTGCTGAAACGTAAGCATAATTTGGCTCCTTTTCAATCTTGGAGCGTGCAGACATAATTAGAGCCTTATCTATTTCCTTTGTTGGAATTTTGTCATAAATCTGAAGGCTTGCATCTAAAACAATTTCACTTACAGAAACATTGGTTAAGTCTTCACATGCCATCTCAGCACAAAGATTTATCTTATCAAGATTAAGATCTTCTAGTCTTCCATTACGTTTCTTTACTTTTTTCATTCTTATATAGTCCTCGTAGATGTTATACTCAAGATACTTAATTCTACCTTACAATCGTTAAATTTTGACTTCTACATTATTTTATTTGTAGAAAAAAGCTCGCCTTTTTAAGGGCGAGCTTGTTATTGTTAATAGCGACACTTTTTTTAAAACCTTTTTTGATTTGCTAAAGGTAAAAATAAATAAGATCCAAATCACGAAAAAGGTCTTGGTGTCTGGTCGGTAGTGTGTCGCTTTAGCGAATTATATTTTATATCGCTCTTTTATGTCCGACCGTTATCGTAGTTATACACCGCATTAAAGTTGCCTATTGTTCATTATTTATTTTTTTCTGAACGCATGGACAATAATCTTTTACTGCGACTTTATACTTAGGATATCTTATCTTTACAAAGCCCCTACCATAGCAGAGTTTGCACTTTCTACTTGCATTCATTTGTGCTATCTTTTCATCAAATCCTGAAAGCATTTTTAATCCTTAAAATCTAAACTGAAAAAAGAAGCCATGAAATGGTCCGGGATAAATTGGCATTGGCTGTATTACTACAGGAGGCTGAACAATAACCGGAGGATAATAAGAGGGGACTCTGTAATATCTAAAGTGTGGGTTTACAGGCCTATAGTAGTTGTAAAAGCCAAAACTGTGTTTTGGTTGAACTCTTGTCTGTTGCACTTCGGGTTTAGTTTGAGGTCTTTGCCAATCTTGCTTACCAAAACCTTGAGGACGCTGAATAGGAACGCCGAATCCTTTTGGTAGCGGTTTTGCTTCTGGTACAGTCTTAGCTGTATTTGGCGCTTGTGGTCTTTGAGGTGTAGGTCTAGTAAATTGCCTTGGTTGACTACGAACAACTTCGGGTCTATTAGGCGGTTTAACTACTTTTCTTTGCGGGGGCTCTGCATTTGCTACAGCAATTCCCATTACAAGTGTTAGTAAAGTTAATAAATATTTCATGTGTTTCTCCATAAAGAATAAGGTATACCTATTAAACTCCATAAAACAAAAAAGAGGACAAAGAATGTCCCCTTTTATGTAATAAAATCCGTTTTATTTTACTCTGTAGGTCTTACAGAATCACCAATGATCCATGCGACTGCAATAGCAGCGACGGTATTTGCGGTTTCTTCTGGAATCCCCAATACTTCATTGAGGCAAATTACTACAACAGAACCAACTGCTGTCCAGAATCTGCGAGACTTAACCACTGCTTTCAACTTCTCTACCATATATAATCTCCTTATGTAAAAAGTTGTTATGTTTAATTATACTTTATATGTCTAGTTTTTGTCTAAGGATTCGTTAATCTTTTCAAGAGTTTCTACAATTTGTCCATGCCTTTTATCTTGTCTGGTTTGGACATCTTCAATTATATTCTCGTAGTGTTCTCTCTGTATATTGAATTGATTAGTGAAGCTATCTTGCATTTCAGAGACCTGTTTCTGGTGACTTGGAAATACAACTTTAGTTGTGTACCATAAATACCAACCAAGTAAACCTGTTGCGGAAATAGTTCCCCATTCAAAGTTAGGTATTGCTTCTCCTGCGGCTACTAAAAATGGAGGTAAAAATGCTAATAAGGCTTTCATTATTATTATCGCTCAACATGCTAAAAAAAGAGAGAGGGGTAAATCTCTCCACCCCTCAATCGTAAACACTTTACCACAAGTACTTGGGCTTGTATCCAGTTTGTACTG